CCACGAGTGTATGACGATTTGGTCCAATCCGCCGTCGAATTGAGTTGCTTCGGTACAGGCCAGTCAACCATCGAGGAAGGCCGAGCCGCCTATCAAGCATGGCTCAAGGAGCATGACCGGCAGACAGCCGAAAAAGCATGGGAAGAAGGGTATATCCAAGCCGTCAAGAACATGAATCCCATGCCCGGCGAGGAATCGCCCGAATACACGCCAAACCCATATCGAAAGGAGAACGCATGAACGAGATTCAGCTTACAGACCATTTGGTCGCGCATATCAGCGCGGGAAGCGACTACGGCCGTTATCAAGCCAAAATCTGCGAAGACGGCAACTTCAGAGACTTCCTGTACGCCATGAGCCTCAAACGTCTCAAGCGCAAATGCGAAAAGTATGCGAAGCGTGAACGCAAGGCCATCGCATATGTCGCCACGCTCAAGGAGGAATCATGAGCGTAAGCAGTCTCAAACGCGAGGAAATACTCAAATGGCATCGGAGCAAAGCGGCCACGCCCGAATACACGGCGAAACTGCTCGGCGTGCCATTGGATGAGGTGCTGTACATCATCGCCCATCCTGAAACGCCCGCACCCCACAAGGATGATTTCACGCCCGAATTCATCGAACCATTGATTTGAATTCAGCACAAAAACACTGAATTCAGCGTAAAAAAACGAAACCCTCCACCGAAAAGATGGAGGGCACGCTCACCAAGCACCATGATAGCCGGAACGTGGAGGGTTTCAAACAATGTTCATCACCACCGAACCATGCCAATACTGCGGCAACCAGCAGGTCGAGGCACCGTGGACGCTCTGCCGGAACTGCCGCCGCCAGTACGCGAAAACACTCCACCGGCTCCGCCATGACATGATGCTCCTGCAACAGGTGTCCCGTCACGCCTACAAGCTGGGCGAGCCCGGAGCTGGAGGCGTGGCGCAAGGAGGGGAAGCGCCCGCGCCCATCAACCTCCACGCGCAGGACATGCTCGACCAGACCGAGGACGGCTTGCAGGACATGTGGAACGAAACCGGCGTGGAAAGCCGTCCGAGATGGCAGACTGTTTGTGTTCAATTAGTTGTTGCGGGTTTAGTCACGATGATTTTTCGGGTTTAGGCAGAGCATGCCGACCACGGAATGGTCTTAACTGGATGGTGCTTGTATCTCCGCCAGAAAGGACCGGAAAGGATTATGATCAGCATGCCCCAAGTACAGTCTATCCGTCGTTTGCGGCGGAACGGGGAATCCGTCGCGTCGATCGCGCGGAAAACACATGTCAGCGAGCCGACGGTGCGTAAGTACCTCGCGAAGGAGGATCTGTCGGCCGTGCCGTCGGTGAGAAAGCCGCGCGCGTCGGTGATCGACCCGTATCTGCCCGTGATCGAGCAGTGGCTCGCGGAGGATCGCGCGAACTGGCGCAAGCAGCGGCATACCGCGACCAGGATCTGGGAGCGGTTGAGGGACGAGCATGGCGCGGAGGTCTCCCTGTCCACGGTGACGCGGGCGGTGGCGCGGCTCAGGCGTGAGTTCGCGGCGGAGCGTGATGAGGCGTTCATGGATCTGGTATGGCATCCAGGCGAGGCGCAGGCCGATTTCGGCGAGGTCGACGTGCTGTTGCGCGGCGTGGTGCAGCGGATGCATCATTTCGTGCTTGATTTCCCGTATTCGAACGTCGGTCTGGTGCAGTTGATGCCGGGCGAGAACGCTGAGTGCACGTGCCTGGCGTTGCGCAACCTGTTCGAGTGGCTGGGCGGTGTGCCGGAGCGGATCGTGTTCGATAACGCCGCCGGCGTGGGCCATAAGGGGTACGGGGAGCGCGAGCCGCGCCTGACGCACCTGTTCCAGGCCTTCCAGGCGCATTACGGGTTCGATTGTTCGTTCTGCAACCCGTATTCCGGTCATGAGAAGGGCGCGGTGGAGTCCAAGGTCGGCATGGTGCGGCGCAAGCTGTTCGTGCCCCGGCCGAGCGTATGGAGCCTGGAGAACTTCAGCGCCGGGCTGCCGGACCGGTGCCTGGAGCTGGCCACGAAACCGCATTACCGCAAGGACACGGAGGAACGTGGCCTGTTCTCCGAGGACCGTGCGGCGCTGCTGCCGTTGCCCGGGAAGCGTTTCGACGTGGTCACGTGGCGGCATATGAAGGCCGACCGGTACGGCGTGGCCGCGCCCGGGGACGGCATCGCTGTTCCGCGGACCGGGCGAACGCGGGCAGAGGGGTGATCGTGGGCCTCCGCGCGCTCGAGGTCGAGGTCCTCGACTCGTCGGGCAAGCATCTGGCGACCCATCCTCGGGCGTACGGCCAGGCCAGCACGAACAGCGAGGACCCGTCCATGCAGTTGGCGCTGCTGTGCAACAAGCCCGCGTCCTGGCCCAACAGCCGGGTACGTGACGCGTTGCCGGACCCGTTGCGGGAATGGCTGGATCGGCAGGACAGACAGACACGCAACGAGGCGCTGCAGACCCTCAAACGCGTTGACAGGGAATCCGGGTGGGCGAACGCGGTCGAGGCGATGCTTTCCATCCTCGAATCGACCGGCGGGGCGGACCGCGCCGGTGTCACACTGCTCGCGGCCAGGCTCGCCGAGGGCGTGGCGGGTATCGAATACGACGATGACAGGCCGGATCCGGGTGAATACGACATCGCGTTCACCGCGGACGTCGGCGTGCAGGAAGGCGGGCGATGAACACGAAGACGGACGAAGGGCTCTACGAGAAGGCCCGCAAGCTGTTCATCTCCAAGGCGAGCATCGACGAATTCGCCGGCTGGGCCACGCCCCGCCAGGTCGACGCCGTCCACCGCCTGCTCGACACGGAACTGGCGAACAGGGAACGCGCGAAGCACGACAGGCTCCTGCGCCGCGCCCGGTTCCCCGTCGTCAAGGGTCTCGACGGCTACGACTTCACGAACGTCAGGCTCCCCGACGGCTACATGCTCGATGAGCTCCTAGGGCTCGGTTTCATCCCGCGCGCGCAGGACCTGGTGTTCTACGGCAAGACCGGGCGCGGAAAGACACATCTCGCGATCGGGCTGGGCATGAAGGCGATCGACATGGGGCTGGGCGTGCGGTTCCATCAGACCGCCGAGCTCGTCCTCCAGCTGGGCAAGGCCAAACGCGACGGCACGCTCGAGACGATGCTCCGGGACATCGGCCGTGCCGACCTGATCATACTGGACGAGTTCGGCTACGTACCCTTCGACATCGACGGGGCGCGCCTGCTCTACCAGATCATCGCGGGCAGCTACGAAAGACGGAGCATCATATTCACCACGAACATCGAGTTCAGTAAATGGGGCACGGTCTTCGCGGACGACAAACTCGCCGCAGCGATCATCGACCGCATCGTGCACCACGGGCGGCTCCTCGAGTTCACCGGCCAGAGCCGCCGCGTCAGTGAGGCCCTCATGTTCGGCAGGAACACCTCCGCGCAACCGGAAAAATAAGGAAAATGCATGCAACTGCCTAAACCCGAAAAAAATACATGACTAAACACGAAACACCGACTTGACGAAATACAGCAGACCCTGCTCAGGGACTCGCCACGACGACTGCCCGACCTATGCCGCGCCAGTCGCTCGGGACATTGGCTGACATGGCTCATCCACACCTGCGAGCGCATCGAACCGCTCGTGGACCGCAGGCCGCGCACGCGCCGGATAATCGGCGTCTGCCCCGAATGCGGACGCGAGGTCATGGCCGCGAAGGGAGAATCGCTGCTGCTATGCAAATGCGGCAACCCAATCAACGTGGTCGAGCTGCGCGAGCAGAGCCGAGACAAGGCCGAGGCAATCCACCTGACCAAGACCCCTGCGGGCATGAGCCAGTGGCTCAAGGACAACTACGGATACGAGGTCAGCCGCAAGCAGATCAGCAACTGGCTCAACCGCGGCAAGCTGCCCAGCAGCAAGCCGGTCGATGACGGCTACTGGGAGTTCAACATACGGGAGATTCTGGCGTTGGCGATGGGTTCCAGCGGCCGCCCGGCTTGACATAGTGTAGCCTGTGAGATACAATAAGGGTATGGAAATCAAGCAAACCGCCGAATACCGCAAGTGGTTCAAGAAACTCAGGAACCGCGAGGCGAAAGCCGCCATCCAAGCCCGGCTCGACGCCTGCAAGCTCGCCGGCAGGCCGTTCGGCGACATCAAACCCGTGGGAGGCCCGGTCAGCGAGATGCGGTTCCACATCGGAGCCGGATACCGCGTCTACTTCACCACGCGCGGCAACGTGCTCATGCTGCTGCTCGCAGGCGGCGACAAAAGCACCCAGCAGACCGACATCAAACAAGCCCACGCCATACTCGACGACTACAAGGAGCAGCAATGAGCACCGAAATCACCGACTACGACACCAGCGAATACCTCGAAAACGAACAGGACATCATCGCCTACCTCAACGCCATAGCCGAATACGACGACCCCGCACTCATGCAGGCCGCACTCGGCAACGTCGCCAAGGCTCGAGGCATGACCCAGATCGCCAAGGACGCGGGCGTGGGGCGCGAAAGCCTCTACAAAAGCCTCAGCAAGGACGGAAACCCCAGCTTCCAGACCATCGCCAAGGTAATCCACGCCCTCGGCGGACGCCTCACCATCCAAGCCGCCTGAAAAAACAAAACACAGACAGGAGTAGGGTGAATCCACCCCGTGGTATACTCCGTATCAGGATAAGTGTGAAAGCCTCTGGGACATACATCTCAGGGGCTTTACTCATATCCTCCGTATCTCATGGGCTGAGAGTACTCCGCCGGCAGCGTCCAAAGCGCCGGTGCCAGTCAGCCCGCCACGGCTTGCGTACGGTAGAGGACTAACCGGTCACGCTGGGATAGCGTGACATCCAGTAAACACTGCCACTGGATCGCGAATTCGAATCTCGCCCAAGCCACCAAACACACAGGATGGGAACATGAGCAACAAGGCAGGCTCA